GGTTAATAGGTGCTGGCCCTCGTGACCCTGCTGAAAGGCAGTTATGGTTTGAGGCAGGGAACAAGCCTTATCATATTAGGTTCCCAGGTTCCCATAAGTCGATTAGCTTTCAAAGGATAGAGCCCTTTGCAACTCACTTAGCGATAGCGGCTGACATCTCCGAGGCAGTAAGTCGCAGCAAAAAGTCAGACCAAGATGAAATAGAGAATAGGTTAATACCTGCGATGACCCTAGCCTTTGTTGAGTCTTTTAGAAGCAAAACATTCTTTGAGGGATATTCAACGATGATAGAGGTCATCAATGCTCTTGGCCAAGATAGAGCTTGGAATAGAGTCGGCTATGTCACACAGCAACTAGCTTCCTCCTTCCTCCCTTATGGCTCTTTACTAAATGAGATAAGGCAAGCTAACGACCCTATCCTTAGGGAAACCTCAGATGTCGTAGATGCCTTCAGAAATAAAATACCAGGATTATCGGATTCATTGCCTGCTAAGCGTTCTTGGTTGACAGGCCAACCTATTGTACTGGAGTCAAACCCTTTGATGAATATCTATCCTCATAGCACGATGAAAAATGACCCAGTCGTCAAGAATCTTCTTAAGTACAACGCCGCTATCACACCACCTTCAGACACGATTAGAGGCGTGAAGCTAACTGACGAAGAATACAGCCAATTCCTAGAGATAACTGGCAATATAGAGGTGGGGGGTAAAACCCTCTATCAGGCACTCGGCAATGTATTTAGTTCCTTCTCCCCAGAAGAGCTTGTCTTTCTAGATAAACAGCTTGAGTATGTTCAACAGAACGATGATTATGCCCAATCAACTAGCCTAGCTACAGAGCTTAAGGCCGTTCGAAGTCGATACAACCAAGCTGCACAAAGTGCTCTACTTCAAATTAATCCTGAGATTTTAGAAAGAGTTCGCTTGCAATTGACTGAGAAAGGAAACACAATGGCTGACCTATTCTTTTTGAATGACCCCTTGGGTTCTTCTTTCTTAGAAGATGAAGTCGTCAATAGAAAAGCTAAAGAAGCCAGTGCTGAAGCTAATGATTCCCTAAGAAAGTTGATTGAACGGCCAGGCCCAGCCAATATTCAACGGTAATTTGAAGTCCTTAAAGGCCTCTGAGATTTCAAAAAGGTACTAGGTGTCATTCAAAAAATCTCAGGGGGCAATTAGAGGGGCAAAATTCAATTACTTGTGAGGGGCAATGGACACACACAATCTACAAGCTGCAATAGCCGTACTAGAGACGAAGATAGACACACTACTATGCGTAGCTGAAAAGAATGATGAGCACTTTGATAGGCTCTATGAGCGAGTAGATTCCTTAGAAGGTAGCCGCCAGTGGTTCATAGGAGCCTTAGCAGCCTTAAGCATGGTCGCAGGCGGATTAACTTTTGTAGTGACTATTCATGTACCTAGAAATTTAGCTAACACCTTATTAGAGGATATCCATTATGAAAGCCAAGATTAAAGAATCAGACTTGAGTGCAATGCATGAGCTAGTGTTTGAGTCCATCAAAGACCAATTAGAAAGTGACCCATCACCTAAGACGATTGAACTAGCTATTAGGTTCTTAAGGGATAATAACTACTGTGTGGACTATTCAGAGGACTCTGAGGTGATGCCTAAGGTCACTCAAATTCCTCGATTATCTGATGATGTTTTGAGACTAGCTTGATGCGAAACTTATGGACTCCCCTGCCTTCTGCCTATGATGACTTCCGTGTGTTCTTAAGGGAAGCTTGGAAAATCTTAGGACTACCAGAACCTACACCAGCTCAGTACAGACTAGCTTGGTACCTTCAAAACTCTAAGAATAGGAGAAGGGGCCTTAGGGCTTTTAGGGGAGTCGGTAAGAGTTGGATATCAGCTGTGTGGTCTTTGTATTGTCTCAGACAAAATCCTCAATACAAGATTCTAGTGACTTCAGCTAGCAAAGAAAGGGCTGATAACTTCACTATCTTTACTAGGATGCTGATAGATAAATGGCCTTTATTAAAATGCTTGACGCCTAGAGCTGACCAGAGAGACAGCAGAGTATCCTTCGATGTTTACCAAGCTACTCCTGCTCAAGCACCTTCAGTGAAGTCAGTGGGTATCTCAGGCCAGTTAAGTGGCTCTAGAGCTGATGAAATCATTGCTGACGACATAGAAGTCTCTAACAATTCAGAGACACAGAACAAGCGTGACAAGCTTCTTGGCTATATCAATGAGTTTGATAGCATCCTAAAGCCTGATGGCTACATTACTTTTTTAGGTACTCCCCAGACAGAGGACTCTATCTATACGAAGCTCGCTCAAAAAGGATTCACAGAGCTTATCTTTCCTGGTAGATATCCAAAGCTCAAAGAAGTTTCTCAGAAGTATGGAGACAGTCTTGATCCTATTCTCTATGAAAGGTTAAAAGAAGATCCTTCATTAGAAGGTGAGCCGACTGACCCAGCACGATTCAATGATGACGACTTAAGAGAAAGGGAAATGTCCATTGGTCGTTCGACCTTTGCTCTCCAGTTCATGTTGGATACATCTTTGTCTGATGCTCTGAAGTATCCTTTGAAACTATCTGACCTAATCATTGCTGATGTGGATATCGATGTAGCCTTTGAGAAGTATATCCATAGCACTTCTAAGTCTCAATTGATGAGAGAGATACAGACTGTAGGCCTCAGAGGCGACTTCTTCTATAGGCCTATGGATATCCTAGGTACCCCTCAAGCCTATACAGGCACTGTGATGGCGATAGACCCCTCAGGTAGAGGTAAGGATGAAACATCTTATGCAGTCGTAAAGATGCTCAACTCACAACTCTTTGTGCCTCGTAGGGGTATAGGTGGGATGCAGGGTGGCTATAGTCCTGGTGTCCTAGAAGAGCTAGCTTTAGTTGCTAAAAAGAATAAGGTCAATACGATAGTGATTGAGTCAAACTTCGGTGATTCAATGTTCACAGCTCTATTCAAACCAATCCTAAATAAGATACATCCTGTTGAGGTTATTGACCAGCATGTCTCTACACAAAAGGAACTTAGAATTATTGATACATTGGAGCCTGTGTTGAATCAGCATAGGATTATCATCGACCCTTCTCTAATTGAAACGGATAGAGAAGTTAGTGAGTCTATAGCTGAAGAAAAAAAACTTAGTTATCAATTCTTTTATCAGTTAAGCAGGATTACTAGAGAGAAGAATAGTCTAAGGCATGATGACAGACTAGATGCTTTTGCAGCTGCTGTGAAGTATTGGCTTGATGCTATGTCTCAAGACGCTGCTAAGAATATGAAAAGTCGAGCCAATGAAGAATTTCAACATCAACTCGACTCTTGGCATACTGGAGCAACTTCAGTGATTCATAGTCTGCAAGGCTGTAGCCTAGAACAAATGAAGCGAATGAGAATTACTCCTCGTAGGAAAGGCATAAAGCTCTATTAGGTAGCCATTTCAGAGCACTCATAGAGACCACCTGAGCTAATACCTGTCACTTCATTGAAAAGGTAATGAGGCATGTCAGTTAGATAAGGGTCAGTCCTGATGACAGGTGTAAGAATCCAATCTGAACCATAGTGACCAATAATCACCATCCCTTTTTCATGGGGAGCACCGGTGCACTTCTTAGCAATTACTACTGAGCCAATACTTACAGGAGTCATTACCCATTAACCTCCAAACCTTTTGTGAACTTCATCTTTTTGCCTACAGCTTCACGGAAGGCTGAGTCAGTCTGGTATCGAGGATTTTGGAAATCATCTAACATCTCTTGTCTGGAGTGATAGCCCTCTCCTGAGGCCTGTACAGGTGCTTGCCCCTTGAGTACGGAGGAGTGCCCTAGAGAACCATTAGAAGCTTCGTATGAGGCTTTTAGGGCTAATGCAGCCACCTTTAGCATTTCTCCATTGCCAGTATCAATGGCCATATTAAAAGCATCCGTTAGGCTCTTATCGCCATTAGGCCCTCCGGCCCAGTCTGCGATAGTGTCAAAGGCAGCTTGGCCTCCTACACTGGCTAAGACTTCTTGCTCTGTCTGAGTAGCAATAGCTTCTTGTTGAGCTGTACCAGAGCGAACGCCTTGTAAGTAGCTGTTTACGACGTCCTCACCAAACACTTGGCTTAGCTTAGTCTTAGAAGCTTCATCAAGGTCTCCAGTTGTATTCCATTGCTCAGCTAGGGTATTGATATCGAGGCCTACAGATTAGACAGCTTGAACTAGGCCATCACCATAAGGTGATTCCTCCACCTCTCCAGCTTCTTCAACGGCTCCTAACTCACTAGCCTTCGGCTCTTCTGTTAGAGGTTGTTGAGAAGTGCTAGCAAAACCTGCTCCTAGCTTTTTCTCTAGTTCTTGGTAAGCCTTTTCTAGTTCACCTTGATTCTCAAACTTACCTAGAATCTTACCTTCAGTTGTATCAGTCGATGTGATGCTTACTTCAGCCATTTTTTTACCTAATTAAAAACAAAAAAAGTACCTGACACAATGACCAGGTACCTATCGAGAACTAGTGCTTGACTACTGTGATAATAACAGGATTATCTCTATCACGAGACTTCACCTCTACTTTCTCAGTCGTCGTCTCTCCGTTTAAGTTGATGGGCTCTAGTTCACCTGTAGCTGGGTTGGACTGAGCCGCTGTTTTAGCTGGGCGTTTCTGTGCTGGCATTATTCAAATCTCCTTGAAGTTGTGTTTGAGTGACTTTACCTGCGGCCTGAATAGCTGAAGGGCCTAAGGTCTGTGCGAGAGCTGCTTGCTGTGCTAACTGCTCCTCTTGGGCTATCTCCTCTGGAGTCTTAATAAGACCTACCAATGAGATACCAAAAGAAGCTGACAGCTTAGCAATAGCACCTGGTACGTTGATGTACTTAGCGATTAGCTCAGCTCCAAATGTATTATAAAGAGCTGTGAAAAACTGGGTTAATCTATCCCGGTCAATGCCCCTACCAATAGCAGACACACCTGTGACAATAGACACATCTATCAACCCCTCCTTAAACTCTGGTATCAGGCCATCCTTCTGAAGAACATCCATTAGCCTCATAATAAAAGGTCTCTGGAATTCTTCAGCTAGGATGGCATAAGCACCACCTAGGACTTGCTCTACCTCAGCTGCTAGAGAGCGTATCTCAGTAGCCGTTACCCGCTCAGCATCCCTCTGACCTGCCGCAGCAAGCATGAAAGCCTGATTGAGTCTAGCTTCAATACGAGCCACTTCATTAGCTGCTACTGCTAAGTCAGGTGACTTGTCCACTCCTACTGTTGAGACGTTTCCTGGCTGGCCAGGGAGAACATCCCCATTTAAAGCCCTCTCAAAAGCTTCTATCCCTAGAAAGCCATTGGGGTCAACGAGGTGGACTATGCGGGCTGAGATAGCTGCCCCTTCTACTAGAGACTTTGATAAGGACTCTAAAGAACGTAAATCACCGAAGAGGTTTTCTACGTAGCCACGCCCATAAGATTGACCATCAATACGGTTGTATCTCAGAGCTATGTAAGGAGGCTTATCAAGTGGATAAGAACGTAGAGACTTACCAATAAGCTTCCCAGCAGCTTCCTCGCGCACTACCCACTTATTATCGAGACGACACATTTCTGTGTAGACTTCGATACTCTTTGGGTCGTATGCGCGGTTGCCTCTGTGAGCTTCATGGATAGACTCCAGTTCAGGATGTGATTCCTTGAAGGTTTCATAGCTAAAGACATCTTTTGTGATTACCTTTAGCAATGAGCCATTACCATCTCTGACGGCTACATACCTGTCTAAGGAATAAGTTCGACTTCGTTCCTCACCGATATGTAGGAGAGCATTCCCTCCTACTACCAAGTGCTTCATAGTCTCAGTAATAGCAGCTCTATCTCCTCTCTTAGCGAATTGACCAATGATTAGCTGCTCTATCTCAGACATCTTCATATCTAATTCGTTGAGCTGGTCAGAGGTCAAAGCTTTTTCTTCGTCTGTGCCGGGCTTGATAACTAGCTTGAAGAAAGGCTCAGTTGGTGGGTACAAAGCACCTGTAAGTTTATTGCTCAGAGCATTCACACCAAAGGCTCCTACTGATTGGTAGGGCTGATAAAGGTGTGAGAAATCTTCTGATTGGCCATCAGGTGGTATCAGAGAAGGAATCGTTATTTCTGATTGAGAGCGGGCTTGTTCCAAGAAACCCTCTCTACTACTTGTTAAGCGGTCGTAAGCTTCTTTAATCATTGGGCGACATTTAATCCTACATTACCTGATGAAGCTCTCCGATTGATTCGTAAAGAACTAGTGCCTACACTTCTGTTCCCTTGGCGGACTGGATTAACTTGAGTTCTTGTCCTAGCTGTAGGTCTCCCTATACTAGTCGCTTGAGGTTCAGGGGCTGGTGGAGCTGGTTGTACAGGGGCCACTTCTATGGGTTGCACTGGAGGTGGTAGCTCAAGGGGGAGTTGCTGGGCGACAGGTGAGGTTGCTCTAATGCACATTGGTATTCTCCTATTGAGTAAGTAATGAGCGAAGATGTTCTATGACTGAGAATTGCCCGGCATCATAGTAGATGTCAGCAGGCTGTGTGATAGGTGTGATGATGGGCGGTGGGTACTTCCTTTCAAGAAGCTCTAGTAAAACTTTCAAAGATTCCCGATTGTCTTTGATTAGGTCATTAATTGATTTATCAGAAATCATCAATACATATCCTCAACATTGAAACTTCTATGGACATAGTTAGTTAGAGGGTTCTGAAACAAGTCTTCATGCAATTGATTGCTGTACTTGGTCACCCACTCTATTGGATTACTGTCTACATAATAGACTGGTTTCAGTCCTAGCTGACCTAATCGATGGTCTGCCAAGTATCTGATGTACTGATGAAGAGTCTCTTTAGGTAAGTTAGGCAGTTCCAAATCATCTGTGTAGATGAGACTGATGAACCTATCTTCTAGTTCAGTCATCTCCGACGCAGCTTTGTAAATGCTCCGTTTGACGATGTCGCACCAAGCTATTGGATAATCCTTTTTGAGTTCATGAAATAGCTTTATCAAACCAGCCACATGAATTGTCTCGTCTCTCATAGACCAGCTAATGACAGACCTGACACCTGGCAATAACCCTCTCTCAGCAAAAGATAGAAGCATGACAAAGGAACCAAAGAGCTGTAGACCTTCACCAAAAGCTGAGCCAACTGCTATGCGATACATAATGTCCCCTATAGATTCTGGAGACTTCTTGTCATGGGTAATAAACTTATGCTTCTCCTCCATCTCTGGGTACTTCAAAAAGTTTTTGTAATCTTGGAAGCCGAGTGTTTCGACTAGTTCTGCATAGGCCATCATATGGTTTGATTCCATATTGGAGAAAGCACCCAGCATCATTCGCAACTCAGGAGCTTTGAAAGTTGGTAAGTAATCTCGCACATAGGTGCCTGCAATGTCAGCATCCGCCTGCACAAAGAAAGCGAATATCTTTCTGAGGAATTCTTTTTCAGGTTCACGGAGTTGATGATAGTGGTCGATATCAGTTTTAAAAGAAATTTCGCTGACAGACCAGTGCTGCTCATGTGCTTGCATCTTATAGTAATCGTAAGCCCAAGGATATCTAAAAGGCTTGTAATAGTCACGGGCATCAAGAATTGTAGGCATGAAAAAAGCCCCCAATAATGAGGGCGATAAGGTTACTAATCACAGGCTAAACAAGGGCCTTCGTCGATGGAGCATGAGATAGGTTGTGTCTCTCTAGTTGCTTGAGTTTGGGTGGATTCTGCTTTTTCCTCAATATCAGTTCTCAAATAGTAAAGGGACTTCAAAGGGTGACCTCCTTTTACTCCTTCCCAAGCCAACCGATGAACTTCATTGATGTGCTTAGGAGAAGCATCAGGCTTGAAGCATAAGTTCAATGATTGAGCTTGGTCAATATAAACTTGGCGACGACTAGCAGCTGCCACTAACTCTTTCTGGTCAATCTCAGCGAAGGTTCTGAACACCTCTTTCTGGTCAATTGTCAGCCAATCAACATGTTGAACACTTCCATCATGAGCTTGTATGTCAGCCCATGCTTCCTTGGGATTTACATGAGGATGGTCATTCATGATTTGACCTAAGTGTGGGTTTCTAACTTCGAAGACAAATTCACCTTGAGTGATGGTGTACAGATTAGAGCGATAAGGCTCTATACCCGGCGATACGCCTAGCATGATAGAAGAACTAGCATTAGGTGCTACAGCGGTAACATGAGTATTTCTCATCCTTTCGTCTTCATAATGACCACTCATAGCAAAAGGTGTGCCTCTAAGTTTCCCTAAAGTCTTACTGGCCTGGTGGGCTCTGTATTGGATTGTCTCAGAAACATAAGTATCCAACTCACATCCATAGATTTCATCATATTCTTGGAGCAGGGTATGAAGACCCATTACCCCTAGCCCAATACTTCTCTCCCACATAGCAGATTTAACTGCTTGTCGTAACTCTTCAGGTGCTTCTCTTATGAACACAGTCAAAGCATTATCTAGCATTTCCACTAGGTCATAAATGAAAAGAGGACTGCCTCCCCACTCAAAGAACTTAGCAGCGTTCACAGAAGAGATACAGCACACAGCCGAATAGTTAGGCCCGGTAGCCAGAGTAATTTCTGTGCATAAGTTACTACCTTTGATATCAGTATCAGCATCAAAGAATTCCTTATAGTTTGAGTACCGACGAGCAGTATCAGGCCAGTAAATATAAGGCTCACCTTTATCAGTTACCCTCTTACGCAGCAGAGCACCCCAAATATCTCTAGCTGGCACAGATTCAACAACCTCCTTCGTATGGGGGTCAATCAAATCCCATACACCGTTTGACTCAACTAACTCCATAAATTTATCAGGCACATTCACACCCTGGTGAAGTGTCATGCACTTTCTATTCATGTCGCCGCCCGTAGCTGTCCTTAACTCTAAGAACTCCATAATCTCTGGGTGTGAGATATCTAAATAAACAGCTCCAGCTCCACGTCTAGTGATGCCTTGATTGCTAGCTAGAATCAAAGAATCTGAGACCTTCATGTACGGAATAATCCCTGTGGTCTCTGAACCCTTGGAAGTCTTAGTACCTCTTGAGCGAACGTCCGACCAGCTAGAACCAATACCCCCACCTAAAGTAGCCATAAACATATTTTCTTTGTAGTGATGAGCGATACCCTCTAAGTTATCGTCCACATGGTTCAAGAAACAGCTAATAGGTAGACCCCGTGAAGTACCTCCATTAGCTAGCAGAGATGTAGCAAACATGAACCACCCCTTCTTCAAGTAAGCAGCTAGACGGAGGGCATGTTCTTCATTAGTAGCGAAAGCTGCACAGGCACTAGCCATACGTTCTGGGATGGTGTCCCATCAAGTACTGCCTGAGTTATCTCATCATGCTTGTGCAGAGGATGCAGTGAACTGAACATATCTATTTCTCCTGTTCTTTTGCTAGCATTTTTTCAATTATCGTTGTGAAGTCAGGTGGCGAAAAGTTCTCACCTTTCTGTAATTTACCTGCTTCATCAATAACAGGCTTACCATCTGCTCCGAGCTTGCTCATGTTAGAACGATGAACCTCATTAAAGACTTCATCAAGTGGGATGTCAAGCCTGTAGGCCATCCCAATCACCACATATAGGAGGTCACCAAGAGCATCAAGAAGCTCTAGTTCATCACCTTTAAATACAGCCCAATCTAACTCGGCTGCTTCTTCTATTATTAGATTCTTGAGAAGCTCTACAAGTTTATAGCTAGCTTTGAGGAATGGTGAACGTTCTAGTTCATATTTCTCTGTGAACTCAGCTACTTTCTCAGTCCATGAATTGATATGTTCCATTAGAAAAGTTCCCCTAAACCATGAGCAGCAAACATTAACCGGCAGGTCGCATGAATCAAATGAGGCTCAGACACATCACCATCTAGATATCTATAGATGTGGGTCAAAGCGTGGTTAAGATGGTCATCGATAGCTATTGACTGCCAATTGTTTTCTCCATATTTATCAGACCCTTCTTTCAGAACACCCGCCACCTTCAACAAAACACGGGCTGGTATTAAATCCATTCGTACAGGTAGAGATGTCTGCATTCCGCCCTGTTCATTGGTCTCTGTCATATCTCTGAATTCCATAATCATTACTCGTCTGTTACTAACTTTGGTTGTTTAGTCTTGAAATCGTACTCGTCAAATCTAAGTATTCGAGCACAATTAATTTGTTCTATCGCTTCTTCTACTGTGCAATTAGCTGATAGATAAGTATCAATGACAACATCAATGTACACAGACTCATCACTACCCCATACAGAATCAAGAATTCCTTCTGCTTTCTTAGGGCCAATACCTGGGCATCCCTTGTAACCATCTGTTATATCTCCTGCGAGTGCTTGTATGTATCTGTATTTGTTAGCTGCGGATAAGTCATAGCTAAGACGTTGTCTTCCATCTGTCCTGTCAATTATTGTGTTAGGAACCTGTAGCATGTCCTTATCCTGTGACCAGATAGTTATCCGGTAGTTATCTATGTACTTAGGGTTTGTAGCTAAGATAGACATCACATCGTCAGCCTCCAACCCTGGTATTTTTCTGGTCTCCCATTGATTACCATCTATGTACTTGCTAACTAAATCCCAATAACCTATAGGCTTACGCTTCTTAGACCTACCTCCTTTATAGGTTGAGAGAACATCATGCCTAAAGTTTGGTGTGCTTGTGAAACATAGGATAGCCCTTTGGTACTTATGAGAGATACTCAATAGCTTGTTCTCTATTACCTGCTCAGCTTCTTTGATATTGCTGGCTAAGTAAGTATCGCCTTCACGGAGCCAAGCGTTAGGGAATTCTTCACCTGTGAAGTCTGTCTCGTACTGGCAACCTGATGTGGACTGGTAGAATATTTGGTCAGCATCAACTAAGAGAAGATTAGGTTTTTTCATTATCTTTAGCTCCTTATTGATTTACTAAATTCTTTTTCTAACTCGTTGATGTCCTCAATAAAATTAGCTGTCATACCATCTCCGTTCTCTGTTTGACGGAACCATCTACCACCTGGGTGACGGAAATATATTTGTCCTTTGCAATTGACTCTATGAATTCTAATGAGAATAATAGACATGCTATTTATTTCTTGATTCATTTTTCTTCCCTTTACTAGTTGATACTTCTTTTTCTAGGGCCTCCTTGAAATCTCTACTATCTACTGGTTTGCGTCCTTTGGACTTACTCATTTGTCTTGCTCCTTAATGTGTATCTAACCACGTGTACCCCTTCTTGTACTCAGCTTCCGTAGGTATCCTCATACCTAGCAACACACCTGCTTTTAGAGCTGTATCGCAAAGGACATGACCAACAGTATCTTCTACGCCTGGCCTAGAGCCTGCCTGTATCTCGTCATGGAAGAACCCATAGGTTTCATAATCCCGACCATACACATAGCCAAGTTCATCCATCTCCCGATGAAAGAGGATATACCAAACCTTCGCAACTACAGCGCCTGCATGTTGTGTCAGAGTATTGATAGAAGAATGAGCAGCACGGCAGTAAAGAGGGTGACCAGCTAAACCTCTAATGAAGTGCTTACCATATATAGACTTAGCTAATCTCTTTTTCTTTATAGCTGCTACTAGCTTTGCTAAGGCTGGTAAAGAACTCATAAGAGAAGCTCTGAATTTTTTTCCTGCCCTCTCTACAGATTCCTTAGTGCCTCTATCCTTAAGAGTCCGTCCTAGTTTCCAGTCACCTCCCCCATAAATTAGACAGTATGTGCCCGACTTACCAATAGACCTCCACTTATCACCAGGTGGTAAACCAAAGGCTTGTTGGTGGACTGTGTGGACATCACCGTGTAACACATGCTTGATGTATTCACCACCATCCCAATGATGTAGGTAATGACCGAGACATCTCAGTTCGATACCGGCTAAGTCAGCGCCTACTAATATCCATCCCTCCCTAGCATGGAACAAGTTTCTACACTCCTTACCTAAGTACTTGCCGACACTAGGTACTTGACTCATATTAGGACGAACATGTGAGACTCTGAAAGTTACACAGCCTAAGGTGTCTACACTGCCGTATACCACACCCTCTTTCTCTAACCTTAACCAGGCGTTATCTCCATTCAAAATTTGACCTAGCCTTTTATCAAGTGTGAGGTACCTGTCAATCAGCTCAGCTTCAGGTATCAGCAATGCAGCATCAGACATAGTATCCTCGTTAACAACTGGGCGACCAGTGACAGTGAAGGAACCAGGCTGCCAACCAGCTGACATCAGACGCTCACCTATCTGTTTCCTTGAGCCAGGATTAAAGACAGTCGTAACCTCTTTCACTTTTTTTATTTTCTTTACTTTTGTCTCATAGTGGATAGTCTCAGTGACCGGTGGAAAAGTTTCTTGGAGCTTATCAAGTAGCTCCTCACGTTCCTCCAGCACAGGCCCGACTAATTCTCTAGCTGCCGCCACATCAAAAGGGAACCCTGTCTTTTCTTGTCTAGTTGTTAGATACTTGAACTTATGCTCAATGGCCAGAGGGGATGGTAAACATGTGAAGTCCCAAGGAACATTTATAGACTCGGCTCTAGCTTCTAAGTGCTTGAGCATAAGGTAGGTCACCTTGGTATCTTGCTCACAGTACTCACCCATCTCTGGTGTGTATTCAGACCAATCGTCATAGATTCCTTTGTTCTCCTTTAATCTGTGGCCCCAAGCTTCTAATGAGTGTGACCAGCTTATTTTCCTAGGCACCTTACCTTTGAACTTAAAGTTCTGGATAGTAGGATAAAGAACCTTACTACAAATCAGAGTGTCAATCACTAAAGGAAGTGGGGTAGGTAAGTTGTACCCTAGCTTCTTGAGTACCTCCATATCAAAGCCAATGATGTTATGGTTTGCCCACTTATCAGCCTTGAATATGATATTGACAGCATCCTCAATAGACCTTTTAGTTGGGTCGTAGTCAGTGAATAACTCTGGCTCACCTGTGTTGATGTCTCTAATAGAAATGCACCACATAGTAGTGACTTCATTAGATGGTGAATTTAGACCATCACACTCTATGTCCCAAACTATCTCCTTAAAATCCGTAACTTTCATCATCAACCTCTATAGGGGGGTCTGTCTCTTTTAGCATTGGCCCATCAGCTATCCTCAACCACAGTGAATCGCCTACTGACATACCGCAATAGCGGCTTTTCAGTACCATCAGCTCAGTCATCTTCCTAGAGTCAGGATTATTCACATCTCTACGAACCCCTAACACTGTGTCAGGTACCCTTGAGATGGACGAGGATCCATTGAACTGGTGGAGGGAGGGTCTACCCCCATCATTATGGCTAGGGCCGTTGTGTGGGTCTCTCAGGTGGGCTACAGCAAACACTGGTACTTCCACCTCCTTACATAGCTGCTGTAGTGAGTACATAAATTCATCAATTTCTTTTCGTTGGTCACTGCTCATGCGAGCAAAAATAGCAGAGATGTGGTCGATGAATATAATATCTGTCTCCTCAGCTAGTGCCATGTACCGGATGCGGGGAAGGATAGTCGTGGTCAAGTCTTCACCTTGGTCAGTGTAAAAAGTGATGTTGTCCTTCCATAAGGAACTCTCAAGGATAGATAGCTTGTCAGCTTTAGACATAGAAGTCAGGTGATACTGCTCTTCACCTATCTCATAGCCAAGGAAACTATCTAGTACCAAAGCACTAGTCTCCTCCAAAGCTAAGAAGCCTACTTTTAATCCTTGCCTTAAGAATTGGAAAGCTAAGTTTTTAGCAACGAA